AGATTAGTTAAGTCAGCATCTAGTGGTTGCTTGGCATCTAACTGTGTTTGTAATGCTGAAGTAACACCATCAACAAAATTAAGTTCATCAGTAGAAAGAGTTGCTCCATCTAGGATCTGTACTTCAGCTTGAGTTAGATCAGCCAATGCAGCGGCTGTATCAGAACTCATAGTTGCTAGTTCTGTTAACTCTGCATCTAATGGCTGCTTTGCATCTAGCTGAGTCTGAACATTAGAAGTAACACCATCGACGTAATTAATTTCTGCTGCTGTAGCGGTGACTCCATCGAGAATATTTAATTCGTTAGTGGTAACTGTTGCTCCATCTAGGATCTGGACTTCTGTACCAGTCAGATCAGCAAGAGAAGAAGCTGTCCCTGAACTCATTGTTGCGAGTTCTGTTAGCTCTGCATCTACTGGTTGAGTTGTTGTATCTACATAGTTCTTTGTCGCTGCATCCTGTGCTGCTGTTGGATCAGCAACTTCAGTAATCTTTCTGTTATTAGCTGTAGGTAAGCCAGTAGTAGGAGATAGGGATATTGCTTTATTCTGAATATCATCTAATTCTTGAGCGTTATATAAATGCTGTAAGTTACTAGTATCTAAGTCTCCTGCTGTAAGAGTTGAACCATCTGCATAGTCAACAAGAACTCCTGTTAGAGGTGTAATTCTTCTGACTTCTACAACTACTCCATTGTCAGGAGCACTCGCCAAACGGACTGTTGACTTGTTCGGCTCAAAGGTGAATGAGGTATTTACATAGTTGACATATACCTTTACATGATCCTCATTGATATAAGGAAACGTGATATTGAAATCGGTTTGCGACCCATTCCCTGAGTAAGTGTCGAATGCGTAGGCCATAGATCAGTTACCTGTTAATTGAGGCTGCAAAGTCTTGAGCATTTAGTTCCATACTACCGTCTCCCTCTAAAGATATCTGCGTTCTTCTTGTATTCTCTTCGATCCTTTCACTTTCTCTTTGTCTATTTTCTATTAGTGTAACCTCCATCCTGTACTCATTACTGCCATCTTTTCTAAATTCTTCTTTAGCTGCATGTTTATAGTCATTAATAATTTTACGCAATTCAGGAAATCTCTTAAAACCTTTTAACCCATCTGTTCCATCTATAGGATGAACCACATAATCTTGATTGGCTTGATAATCTTTAGCTGTAATTCTGCTGTATAAAGCTTCTGTCAAAGTCTTTCCACCATAAGCAGGAAGTTTAACTGTGTAGATATATTCCTTATATTTTCTAAATGCAGGAGGGCTTAATCTAATTCCTTTACCGAAATCAGTAGGTCTTGGAGGAGGGAATACTGCACCTGCTCTATTCATTTTTATCATCTCATCATTAACAATAGAAGCTTTATATTCATAAGTTGCTACTCCTTTACTCTTCTGAGATTTCAATCGTGGATCAAATGAATGACCTTTAGCACCTACTCCAAATTCACTAACTGCACCTTTCAATGTTCCAAAGTAAGCACCTGTAAGTCTTGATAACCAAGGAGCATCATCTAATGGAAGATCATTACTACCTAAGAATCCAGCATTCCTAACTGGTAAGCCAGTAACCCAATTTATTCTTTCAGGTAATGTCTCAGAGAACCCAGGAATTGTATTCTTGATCTCATCTAACTGTTGCCTAAAGTAATTAGCTGCAAAATTCAATAGAGGATTTGGATCTTCTCCTTCTGCATCTGCTTTCTTAAGATATATAACACGACCTAATTCATCTCTTTGTTTAACTAATCCTTCATCTGCTTCATCAAAAGCAACAATAGGATTAACACCTGAATCAATTGTTCTCTTATATCTATCCATTGCTCTACTTACTTCTCTTAGTCGTCCTGATTCTGGAATGAAGTTAGTAACAAATCGCTGGAAATATCTGGATAATTTATTTCTTTCTGAAGCTTCTAATTCTCTTTTAGTAATACCCTGAACACCAGGAATTACAGAAGCAACAGCATCTAATAATTCAGTAATACCCTTGTAATAAGTAGCGTTATATCTTCCTACCATGACTTGTGCTGCTAAAGATACAGAGAACCCTGCAATCAGATCATCTTTCTGATCTTGTGAAAGATCGTTATATAACATCTTGTAATCAGCTAATCCTGCGATAAATGTTGCAGCTGGTTCAAATGCTCTATAAGAACGCCACTTACCATAAACAGGATTACCATCTTTATCCTTTCCTCTTGTCCTCCAAGATAAAGGAGGTCTTTCTGCATCTGTCCATTCTTTCCTCATCGTTGGATTATTTGGCCCATAACCTGTGAACTCAATAGGAAACTCTTCATTGTTTAAAACAGTTGCTGCAAATAATCCTGATACTGTTGTTCCTACTGCTACTTCTGTTTTCCACCTATTACGCAAATAAGCATTCTCATTAAATAGATCTCTATAGAAAGTATCGACTGTCATATTTAAACCTGGAATCATTCTGATCCATTGCTTTGTAATATCTCCAGGTGATCTATTGAATGGTTGGATAAAGGTATATATTGCTCCTTCTCTTCTTGCTTGTAACTTGCCCCAAGCTTGAGGAATTTGCGACCAACCAGATGTAAGAGTTGGAGTCAATTCACCTGGCATAGGCAAATCTTCTAAGTTCTTTGCATTCTGAACAACACCATCAGCACCTCTAATAAATCTATTCCATTTCTTTTGTGCTCCTTCTAATTCTCCAGCTCTATATGCCTTTGCGAATTCATCTATCTCTCCTTCATCTACCATCCCTCTAGCCTTAGCTAATTCTTCTCCAAAGGCATAAGTTCTACCTGGCATCCTTGCCCTAGTTTGATCTGTAAAAGTCAGGATTCTTCCTATTTGCAATGCAGTCTCATCTTTCATAATTGCATCTGCAATTGTTTCCCCATTAATGATTGCATCGAAGGTATAAAACTCAACTTTTGCATCAGCCCATTGCTCTGCATAACTACTTAATTCAGCACCTTTTAAGCCTTTTCTTTTACCCATCATTAAACCTTCTTCTACTCCAACAACATGAGCTAAAGCATTACCAGACAGACTCTTGGTCAAGGTATCTAAAGCAAGCTGACCTCTTATATTCCAAGTGTTTAACTTCCATAAAGTATGTGCTGAGAAAAGACCAGGATTTTCACTAGCTTCTTTCACAAAAGGACTTGTATTTAAGTCGTAAGAAGGATGAGGATCATCCATTTGATAAGCACGATTCTGTGCATAAGAAGTATTTATATCAACATCTCCAGCAGCATCACCAGCCCAAGCAGCTGTACGGATTTTTGGATCATATAAAGATTGACCTATATCCCATGCTTTCTTCCCAAGTTTTAATGAGCCATAAAAAGATCTAACTATATAGTTGTATTGCAATAAGGCAAGTCTTGCTCTATGTAGTGATGGATTTCTGCTTATAAGAGCACCAGTTGACATAAAAGCAGGTTCAGCCATTGTTCTTGCAAGACCAAAACCTTGAACCATCCATGTTTTTGCAGCAGATAAAAGATTATTAACGTAATAGACACTTAATCCTTTAGAGATTTTCTCGAAGTCAGTTACTTCTGGCCTCTTCCTCATGCCTTTTGCTTTCTCATTTGCACCTAATAAATCCTGAATAGTCTTTAACCCATGTTCAACATCTGCATCTTTTGCAAGCATTGTTAATTGATATGCAAAAGCTTCTGCTCTAGGTGTCCATTCACCTGTTCTTAATGCAGTTAAAAATTCTTCTGGAAGATTAGAGACAAGAACTTGTGATGATACTTTTGATGCTTCACTCAATGCAGCAACTTTATCGAAACCTAAATTCTGTCTCTTCAGAGTTTCAGTAATACCTTCTCCTTTGATTTGTGCCTGAGCTGATTGAAGTAATTGACCTGCACTTCTTGTCCATATTTGATAAACCCTAGAGAACTGCAATGCAGTTTCTAAATGTCTTATCATTTCTCCTAACGCTTCTTCTCTATTAATAGAAGGATTATTAATAGCATTATCTGCTTTAATAGCCCACTTAGCAGCTTCTCCACCAGTAAAGTTAAGACCAAATCTTATCTTTAAAAGGTTAGTAATATTCTCAACATTATTAGAGAAGATTTCTGTTGCTCCTGCAATGCTTTCATCATACAAGATTTCATCGACATTAATACCTTGCTTCCTGAAAGTATCTGCTAACTCCTGAGCAATTCTTCTACTACTAATAGAAGGCATTCCAGTCTCAATGATCCTATCGAAACGATGACTAAAGGCATCAAGGACTTTTTCAAAGTCTCCACCTGGAGCACTTGAACCTGGGTAATAGTCTCTACCTTTTGGAGATCTAAGCGTAGTTACGTCTTGCCATAAGGCAGGAGTATCAAGCATATCTGCATCACCATCTTGTACTTTTTGGAATGCTTCTAAAACATCTTCAGCAGCACCTTCGACTTCTTCTCTAGTTCTCTTTCCACCAGCAGGTTCTTGAGTTCTTCTAGCTTGTGCTTCATCAAAAGCTCTTGCATCCTCTTCATAGAAACCACGAGGATCGTCACCTGCTTCTTGTCTAGCTTGCTGTTCTTCATAGAGTCTTGATTCCTCTTGGAAGCGAGCTTCATCTGCTGCATCTGTTCTTGCTTTTGAATCCAGAGACTCTTCTCTCATCCAATCCCATTCTTCATAGGCTTTGGGATCTTGTTCTTCAAGAATGTCTAATAGATCATCTATTCGTTCAGCATCCTTTTCATTAATAGGATAAGGAGCTGCTTTATCTCCTTTCTCTGGGTATAGATAATCATCAAGTTTCTTTAAAACCTTCTCGTAAGTAGGATCTTCAAAACTTCTGATGAAGTCAGAAAGATCTGCTAATTCATCAGGAGTATATTTAATTCGAGCATCTACAGAAGTTCTAATTCCACCTCCAAATAAGATATCGTCAAAAGCTGATCTCTCTACAACTTCAGTTTTTCCACCAGCAATAAGAATATCTAAAGCATCAACCATTGCAGTTGCCTCTGCTGCTTCTGTAAATCCAGGCTCAAAATAAGTTTCCATCGAATATTTTCTTAACTTCTTCTTATTCCTTCCTTTCAAATAATCATTAAATATTTTTTCAGTATTAGGACCACCTAAAGCTGCATGAATTTGCACCCAAAGTTCTTTAAAGAAAATACCAACATCTTGAAGAAGTCTTCTAAAACTTCCTTCAGGTGCAAGTGCCTTCTTGTTTATATGTAAGAAGAATTGATCTTTTAACATCTCTGCAAAATATTCATCCATCGAAACAAATCTATAATTATCATTCGTATATTTGCCATTTCTAAAACCATCTAATTCTGCTTGAGCTAGACGGTGAGTTTCAAATTCATCAAAAGTTTTCTGCATTCTTTTGCTTTCAGCAGTTTTCGCAAAAGCATCCAGAACATCTTGTCTCGCTGGTTCAGCTCCAAGTTCTTCTTTCATTTTTAATCTCATTTCTTCTACTAATTCTTTACCTCGCAATACAAGTCCATCCCTTAACTTTTGAACTTGCTTAGCACTTAAAACCTTTCCATCTTTGCCTTGAGGATCTTTAAGTAATTTTTTTCTCATATCTTTGAGATATCTTTCTCTTGCACCTTTCCACTCTTTAGCATATCTTTTTAAATCTTTCGCAGGTAAATAACGAGATAAACTATGCCATAATTCATGTACCATAGTATCGCTAAATTGCCCTGTTGAAATTGTTCTTCTGTGTATTTCTATGATTTTTCTTGCAAAATTAAAACTACCTTCTGCATCAATTTGTTTAAGACTTAATGCAACATCATCAAACAATTCTTCTCCCATTAATTCTATAAGTTCATATACAGGTGCATAATCATCTCTTGTATAACGATGAACAGATACTTCTTTTGTTAATGGATCTGTGAACTTAAATTCTTGTCCAACTAAACTTCTTAACTTAGCTTTTATTTTGTCAACACCTCTATAGTTTGCAAGACTAATTCCTTTTGCATCTGCTATTGATGGGAAGGTTGCTTCTCCAGGTATTCTCTGAGGTCTATTAGCTTTTAGATTTTCAATAATTTCACTAACAGATCTACCTTCCATTACCATTGCCGCTACATTTTCATCTACTTTTCTTTTACGTGTATCTCCCCAAAACTCAACATCCTTAGCTTTCCAAGCAGGATCACCTGGCCCCCACCAGTAAGGAACATCTCCTGATTCAATGGCATCAGCCATTTCTTTAGCGTTTCGAGATGCTACATCTCTATATTCTGGATCGCCAGGTTCGTAGGAATAAGTCTCATCATCCATTCTCCGTTCTGCTAATTCTCGGCTATAAGCATCATTTGTCGGATCAATAGTATTTTCTAATTCTTGTAATCGTGCTTGTAAAGACTTATTAGTTCTATTCCATTTATTCCAACGCTTATAAGCTGGAGTATGTTTTCCGTTAACGATACTTTGACCTTTACCTGGCTTTGGTGGTTCTGGGCCTAGTTCTTCAATCTGTTGTCTAATTGAATCAAGATCACCAGTAACAGTTTTAACTCCTCTTTTCTCTGCTACTAAACCTCTTCTTGTTCGCATCTCTTTCCAAAGCTTTGCTCTCTCAGCTGGTGGCAGATGAGCCATCGACTTATCAAAAGCTGCTCGATCCATTCTTGCGAGTTTTCTATCTCCACTAAGAGCCTGTTTGATTTCAGGAACCTGCTCTAATGCTGCTCCTGCTTGTATTGCTTCTTGCCTAACTCGTGCATAATCAGGACTATCTTTTGCAGTATTCAGAAAAGTATTTAATTTAATTCTTGAATCAATTACTTTTGCTGCTGATCTTGCAGATATAACACCACCAATACCAAGATCAATAAAAACTCCTTCTAAAGCCTGTTTAAAACGACCTCTTAATCCTTCATCTTCTGGATTTGTAGCAAGCTGATTAATAAGAGGAATATGTTGAACATTATTAAACCAAGTATTGCTATTAGCAGCTAAGTCATATAGGCGACCTTCATATTGATCGAATCCAGCAAAATCAACAATAGTAGCTTTAGGACTAGTTGATGTTGCTGTCTTAATTCCAAACTTTGTAAGATCTTGCAAAGTCCTTGGAGCAACAGGAGATTTGCCTATCAGATTTAAACCTGCTTTTTCTATTTTCTTTGCCTTAGCTCCTGCATAAGCAAGTGGTTTTGCTAAAGGAGTTGCTTTTAATCCCCAGTTTGCAATGCGTAATGCCTTACTGAGCATCACCCATTCAAGACCAAACTGAAGTATTCCTGTTCCTATATCTTCAGCTATTCCACTGCTTTCTAATGGCTTTGGTTTCCAATCACCTAATCCGAGTATTGGCTTGTCAGGCTCTGCAAAGGTAGTTCCTTCACCTATACCCATATATCCACCAATATCTCTAATTGTGTCGCTACCTTCCTGAACAGCATTAATTCCTGCATTGATAAACATGCGAGGAACAGCTTTTGCTGTACCTATTGCAGCTTCCTTAAGGTCAAAAGGTTCTGCATTATCTCTACGTTCCTTGATTTCTCTACGCTGCTGGTCAGCTGACGACTCAGTTCTGTCTACCCATTCATATTTTTCTTCCTTAGTCTCAGGATCAATAACAAGTTGATACGACATTAGCTCTACGCAATATTAGACCTTCCACCTATGGTACTGGATTCCTCGTATCTAGGCTTACTCTGATTTAAGATAATCTGTTTTGCTATCTTTCTTGCTTCATCCATAAATTCAATATGTTTGCCATTTTCATAACTAGACCAAGCATTAAATAATCCTTCTTTACCATCATTTAACCAAGGTTCGTTTTTGAAAATATCATATGCAGCTTTTGCATTTTGATTTATATCAAACAAATCATTTCTATTCTTTAACCAAGGCCATTTTTTCTCTCTCCATCGTCCCATAAAGTTTGTTGCTTCATTGTCCAGCATATTTATTTGAAGGACTCCATAACTTTCATCTCTATCATTTAGAGTTGTATGATTTCTGATACTGCGAATGTTTGTTTCTGCCATTGCGATGGCAATCATTGTTGTTAATTCTTCTTCATCTTTAAACCCTGCTTGATATAAAGCATTACCAAATTCTGACTGCCTCTGTTCTTTAGGTGTATCAACTTCCCAAGTACGATCAAATGATGCTTCTTGTTGTCCTGTTAAATTTGTAGGTACTTTTTTAATGTTTATAATTGGTGGCAATGGTGGCGGCCCTTCATTTAAAAGACCTGTTAAATCTGTCGAAGCTGTTTGTGTTATTTCTTGTCCAGATAAATTTTCGAGATTAAAAGCATTCTCATTACCTGCTTCCATCTGAACTGTTGTATTAGGTTCAAACTTAAATTGAGAATTACGTTTGTCAGGGAAAATAAGATCTAAAATCTCGTGATGTCTTTCTGTAATAGGAAGACCATGTAATTTCATCTGACTTAAATAAAACTCTTTAGCTGACATATCTTTATTAATCCTGCCAAGAATAGCGGGCATCTCTCTTGTATAACTTAAAGCTCTTGGCCCACGAACAGGCTTAAGCACCTCTCCTTGAATCCATCCCCAGATGTTAGGAGGTCTGTTCCCTGATTTCTTTATAACTAATGCTAGGTCTTCAAATTGATTTAATTGCTGAACAAGTATTGGAGTTGAATATAAAGTTTCACTTCTAGCTGCTGTTGCTAAAGCACTGTTTTGCTGATCGTTTCCTCTACCATTTAATCCTCCGTCTAAACTTGCAATTAATTCTTTTGGAGTTTGATAGGTAAATTGAGTAGATCCTTCGTTGTTATTATTATCTCCTTCATTATTATCTTTAGTTACAGATTTATTAGTACCAACTTGAGTATCATTGTTTTCACTGAGTCCTGTTTTGTTCTCTTTTAACTTTGCACTTGCATTCTTCATTTCAGTATCCAAATCACTCGTTAATTCATTTAATTTTTCAAGTCTTTCCTCTAGTGAAATTGGTAATAAGAAAATTGCATTAGCCTCTCTCTTGAATTTTGCAACTCTTGCTAAATAAGCATTTTTATCTTCTGTAGGCCATTCATCGAAACTCTTCATACTCATGCCAGTCTTATCTCGATAATATGCTTCTATATATCCAGTAGCAGTTGCAATCTTTCCATCACTACCATTCTTGCCATTCATCTCATCATTAAAGATACTCTTCTCGTTCGTATAATTAATATTAATCTCTGGTTCTAATAGTCCATATTGATCTCTTGATATCCTATCTGTCCTAAAGAAATAATTCAAAAGACTTTTATTTAAAGTTGCTTGATCTGGATTTTCAGTAATTCGTTTTTTCAACCAGTTATAATTTTCTTCTCTTTGTCCAGCGGTACGACTTTCTAAGAATTGTCTTCTTAATCTTAATAACTCTTGTCTATATTCATAGGCTTCTATTCCTGTTGAAAATTTCTTATCAGCATCAAATAATAATTGATCTATCTTACCAACTACACCTGAAAGATTAATGGCATTTGGGCCTGAATCAATATAATATTCTACGCCATCAACAACGACAGTCCTTTGACTTTGACCATTAAGTATAGGATCAATCTCTGGTGTAGTTAAATCAGCATCTTGTTGATTGATATTTGCATAATCTATTCGTGCAGCATTTGCTGCTGTATTTTTACTATTACCATCCCTTATTCTTTGTGCTTCATTTCTCTTTTCTCCAATAGCAAGTTCCCACATGTTTTCAAGAACTTGTTCTCCTCCGACTATCTCTGATAATAATTGTCCTTTACCTGCTCCTATTCTTGTATTCTTTAAAAGAGTTAAAGCTATATCAGCATTATCATCAAGATTCTCTGTATTAGAATTAAGTATTACTCCATTAGCAATAGTTGTAAGTAACTGATTTGGTTCTACTTGTTTCTGATAATTCTTTATTGATGTACCTGACTTTTGATTGAAATCATTAATAGCACCAGTAAAACTTAAAGGTGGATTTATTTGAACTTTTGTACCTGGATCATCAACTTCTTGGTCAGTTGTCCATTCTGTACCATATACTCCTGTTAATTTTTCTTGTGATGCAGTGCTTGCTTCTATAATTATGCTTCCAACTGATGTTTTAAAAGTATTATTTGCTTTATTATCTTTATATGTAGCATGTTCTTTTGATACTGAACGTCTTGCACTATATATAGCTGCTTGAATTTGAGGTTGTAGTTCTAAATATGCAGCAGTATTTCCAATATTATTTTTAAAATAATTAGTTGCATAAGTCGACCATTCATCAGTAGATGGATTAATAGGAATTATCTCTCCTGAATTTTCATCTATTCTGCTTTCATCTGAATAAGAAGCATGATAATCATCAAGTGCTACATCATTAAATCCACTAATAAGTGCTAATCCTTTATTCTTTGCATTTACAATTACAAGTTCTCTCTCAACTCTCTGATCCATTGAAGAGAAAATTCCATAAGAATCAGAAGCATTCTCATCTGTCTCAGCTTTTTTCTCTAACGCATTCTTAGCTGCATTTAATTGAGTATTAGATTCTGCTGCTTTTTTCTCTGCTTTTTTCCTAGCAGCTGTATCCATTGCCTTCTGAAAGTTCCAAAAGTCAGGAATAAACTGTTGAAGTTTTGTATTGACTTGGCCTAGATCATCAATTAAATTCTTTAAATTTTGAGTATTTGCGGGTGCTTCAGAAAAACTTTTAATTGTAGGTGCTTGAGGATAACTTAAAGCTTGAGACTGAAAGTAATCATTTGTACTAGGTCTTATTGGCTGACTTGGACTTGTACTTCCTGTTATCTTAAATTCTTTTATTGGTGTACTTGTTTCACCACCAACCGATGAAAGTCTTCCAGAACTCTGACGATCAGAAGTTCCTTTAGTTTTACCATGAGTGTACTTACTGAGTTTTGCCATAGTTAAACGGTGTAAATTCTACCGAGATTAGGGGATGTTACTTTTTTACATATCCACCTCCAGTCCATCCCTTCCATTCATATCCTGCTCCAGAAGCTGCACTACTCCAATTCATACCTGCACTAGCACCTTGTAATCCAGCACTTAGCAATGCTAATCCTGTATTTCCTCTGACTTTCTCTTGTAATATTGGTGCAGCAGGCCCATAATCCACACGTTTAATATAAGGATTAAGACCAGCTTTCCTGCTCGCCAATCTAATATTTGCACTACGTTTATCTATATCTGATTGAATACCAGTAAATGCTAAATTTCTATTTGTATTCCAGTCAAATTGTCCATATTTAGCATCGACATCCGCTAATAAATTAACAATATTTACTCCCCCTTTACCTGTAGCAAGAATTTCTCCTTGAGCACCTATAGCTTCTAACTTCTTCTCTCGTTTTTTAATTGCTGCTTCTTCTTGTGCTTGAGCTATTTGTAAATTAATTTGTGCCCTTTCCTGCTCAAATGCTCTATTTGCCATAAATTCACTTGTCTCATTAGCTAATTCTGTACTCATTTCCTGCTGTCTTTCTCTGAAATTATTAGCTTGAGCCTGAAGTTTATCTTGTTCAAATCTTGCAACTGCATTCATATTTGCTACTTCTATCTGCTTGTTCTGCATCGCAATTTGCGACTGGTACTGCATAAATCCCAGACCAGCTGACAGAACACCAACAATAACGGCAGGAGGGCACATTCTTTAGATCCTCACGAACTCATAAAACATCTGGGACTCTGGTCCCCAGTTTAAATGTTTTTTGATAAAGGTAAAACCTAACCAATCAATCCATTTTACATGGACTTCATTTCTTGCATCGACCATATTAAAAAGTAGAGGATATAGTCGCTGCATTTCAGCTAATGTTTCCTTTGATTTTCTGAGAAACCATCTTCTATCAATAGAATCATCAACCATTGATTGACATCCTAACAACCAGATACGTCCTATACCTTTCCCTTCTGGAACAACTCCACCCATTGCCATTAAATGACCATGACGACTTACAACTGTTAAGCATGGCTTACTCATAAAATAAGCATAGATCAAACCGCCCTTAGGACAAGCACCTGTCTGCGCTTTTACTTCTGCAATATCTTCCTTCCTCATATTCTCAGCAACTATTGCAACATCTGTTAGTTTTGAAGGTCGTACAATTGCCATCCTCAAAGTCTCCTTGCTCTTTGCTGCAACCAGCCTTCCCATTCAGCTGACTGGAATATACAAGGTAAAGGGCTACTACTTACCAGTTCGATCTTTGCATCAATATTTCTAGTCATAACAGGAACTCTGAAGCTTTCTTTTGGAATACCAACCTGACCTATTACGTTCTGTCCAACTTGTATTCCGTTATAAACATAAGTTGAGGTATCTCTTCCAAAAGGAGTGACTTTTAATTCAAATGCAGAAGTCTTATCAAAAACAACTGACCATTTTCTTAGTTGTAAATATGGACTACTTGCAACAGAAATAGTTCCAGACTCATCTTGTTGTTTTAAATATGGTGTACTAAATTCATAAGTCATGTCATAAGGCTCTCCAACAAAGAAAGCTGTAGTACTTACGTCTCCATCAACAGTAATAGTTCCATTGTTAGAAGCATCTCCAACTGTTTCAGCAGTAGGAGTTAGAACTTGTCCATGCTTTAATTTAACTAACGCTTTAAATTTATATGTATTAGTAGCAGCTTGTTTAGTAAATGATATTGCTTCATTATCTTGAATTGTTTTACTGAATAGATAAGAAGGAAAATCACTGATTGTAACAGTCGCATTACCTGTAGTCTTAGCTGTAGTTGATCCTCCTGTACTGCTAATAACTAATCCTTTTGCGTTGACAATTGTAATAACTGCATTGGTAGAAGGTTGAGAAGTTGGAAAACTATTGATGTCTGCATAATTAGAACCTCCTACTGTTAAAGGTCTACCAACTAATTTTGTTACTCCAGTATTCGCTAATGGATAGGGAAGAGTAATTACTGTTTGAGCATTTAAACCACCTGCATTTGTAACACTAAAGGTACAATTTGCTTCTGTTGTTTTTCTGTCTAGCAGAACTTCTATTTCTGTTCCTGCATCAACAGTCTCAGGCCTTAATGATGCTTTCTCCAAGTAAACACCATCAGCATATTCGGCAATAATATAAAGATCATTATCTAAAATAGTAGCCGAGAGAATAGATTTGCTACCTTTTATTTCCCAATAAGACCAAGCAGATTGTAATTTAGTTTCATCTGCAAAAAGAAATTTATATATATACAATCGTGTTGGTTCATCTTTACTAACCAATACAATCGTTTCTTCTGAAACAGAAGCAGCTATAGCAACTAAATTCTTAGGAATATATCTAGGTACTGAAGCTGTAACTTCTGCTGAAATAGGAGTTGCACCTGTGACATCAGGCAAATAAAACTCACGTAATCCAGTGAAATCTCCTTTATTAATAGGAAAGAAAACAGTACGACCTACACCTATGGGATCAATTAAATCAACTGAATCATATTTTGTCATTGACGTAATAGTTGCTGTCCTAGGAGTAAGTGGTGCTCCTAATCCTGATGCGCCTGTATCTAATCTGAACTGACCGTGAGGACTAAATAAAAGCAAGGTATTAGCAAATGCCATACTTGAAGTAAGGAAGTTAATATCAGTACCACCTGTACTTACAAAAATAGGATCGCTATCTACAACTGTCTGAACAGTCTCAGGCCAAAATCTTGTGTAGTCATCAGCAGCTGATAGGCATACATATTCATCAGCTAAGAATACTAATCTATTTCTAAATACGTTAATATTTTTAATCTTCTCTCCTACGAAAGGAGGGTTAGGAGCACTCGTTGCATCTCCTGCAATTCTATGGCCCCATGTATGTTTTTGAAATGTAAATGTACCATTAGCATTTCTAATTAATGTATGAGGCATTGTTGTTGCCTTTAATTGATAAACAATATTTGGTGCAACTGTTTCTCTCCAGATACCTTTTCCACTTGTACCTCCATCAGTAGTCTCAAACTTCACATAGTAATCATCTGCTTCTGTTGAACTTGAACCAATGACTTTAAGTATTTGACCGTTAATTCCTTTAAGTGGAAGCTGTTGTATTGCTTCTATTTCGTCTTTTATTCCTACAATAAACATGTCAGCAATCGTGTCACTAACAGCAATTGTGAATGTCCCTCCATCATCCTTAACTATCTTCAGAAGATAATCATCAATTGTAGTGGCTGTATATTCTGGGCCTAATGTGCTGTCATTATTAATTGCGTCTCTTAATCCATCGCAGATACTTTTATTACTAGGAGCAGAAGAAGATGCGCCTGATCCTATAACTGGGGTAGTGAATTCTTTTTTAACTGCTGAATGATCTCCTGCATCTAACGTAACTGAATAAGTAGTATTATATTCAGCCTGTCTAATAAACACTACGCCAGTATTTGCAGAAAAAGTTGGAGAAGTTGTTGTCTCTGTTTCAATCTCTTTCTCTTTGTTTGTAATAAAAGTATGATCCGCAATACTTGCTAATCGAAAAGTATTTGCAGGTTCTGATGTATTTGCTATGTCAAGATAAGTTTTTCCATCTGGAAAACTAACAGTTTGTTCAACTCCAGCCAAACTAAATACTTTTAAATCTCCATCAGAGATATAAACCAAATACTGAACACTTCCATCTCGATCAACAATATGACTAAATGGCCTGGTACTTCCTGCTGTACCAGTAAACATTCGTGCTTGATGATAGAAAGGAGGACGTTTTTTTAAACCTTCAACAGAACTAGGAATACAATTAACAACTTTCTCTGCCTGTGAAGCAAGTCTTAAGGCGGCTGGTTGCTGACTTACACCATTAATAAGATTAGGAATTGATTTTGTAACTAATGGCATGGCTATCTAATAAGCGCACGATGAGGTCTGTAAGTAGAGAAATGTCCAGTTTGATTTGTATTTCCTCGAAGCATACTATGTTCATCTCTCGTTGTTTCTTCTTCTAAGAAATGACTCCTCGCTTCTAATTCTGCTGTCAAATTAATCTTTGCATAATCTTCACTACCAACTACAGCTTCTTGTAACTGTCTTCCAGCTCTAACCATGATGTATCTTCTTGCATACTCAGGCAATTCTAACCAATCAAGAATCGTCGTTATATCTACTTTTAAATCTTCCGTGAATGTAAAGCTATGAGTCTTTCTGTCATATAGCTTTCCATTCCTAATAATGATGTCATATTCAGGATAAAGATAGGGATCAACATAAACACGAGTTGTTGTTCCACCTACCTCTATTTCATTAGAAGTATTCCTAACTAATTTTTTTTCATAATCAGTATTAAATGTCCAACCTTCTGATTGAACCTCTCTCATCGCAGCATTTAAAGAATCTTGAGCCTGTTTTGCAATACCTACTTGTCCAACCAAACTGTTAACAGGAGCTTCACCTGTCATTTGAAGAACTTTATTTATTGCTTCTAGTTCAGTTGTAAGAGTTAAAGCCATGACAAATAAGAAAAGAGGGGGGCTATGCTCACGCCCCCCAGTACAGAAGTTAGCTAGTAGCCCAGTAGATCTCAACTGCACAGTCAGGACGTAGAACGCCAGTACCATGAGCCATTGAACCCACCATGAATGTTCCCTGCCATAAAGCATGAACATCAGAACCAGTTTGCTCCATCTTCAGATCCATTAACTTCACAGTACCAACTGCTTGCTTGTTGAAGACAAGACCTACGTTGTCAGTGTAGTCAGCGTGATAGGTGTTGTTCTCACCTGTTACAGCAGATCTGTTTGTAGTAGGTAGATGATTTGACTTGATGATGCTGATACCAGCAACCTTCAAGACTGTTCCATCTGCATATGCTCCAGATCCACCCCAGTCTCTGTTGAGTACGTCAGTGGTTTGAGCCAACTTGTAATACTCAGTTGGGCCAAGAACAACATAACGATTGTCTTCAGGGACATTGTTGATGTCCATCTTCTCGGCTGCTGTCCATAGCGCAGTAACTAGATTTGCACCTGTTACAGCTGCTTTGTTTGCAGCAACGATCTTGATGCGAGTACCGCCAGGAAGATCAGTATTGAAGTTAGTTGAAGTTCTTGCAGCTTGTGCAATAGTTGCAGCTACGTTCTGGTCAAATTTATAGGCCAAAGCGTTGCCCATCTCAGTCGAATACTGAGATCTAACATCGTAATGATTCTTGGCCTCGTCAATATCTGCAAGAAAAACTTGAGAAACAAGCTTGTCATCAATATTGACGGTAGCTTCAGCGTGCTTGATAGCAGCACCTGTCAGCTGGGTTCCTGGCGTATGGTAGGAAGTTGAGGAAAGTCCAATTATTGGAAATTGAGCTGATTTTCCTGAGGAGATTGTCCGCACATTGTGCAGAGATTCAAATACAGTAGCTTTACGGAAGGCAGATAATACCTCTCCAGAGAAGACCTTTAAGAATAAAGCGTCATAAGAGCTACCCGTATTGTTAACCAGGCCCAGCCTGGATACGGTCATGTTCGACATAAGTTAAATACCTAGAAAAAGAAAGAAGGTTTCCCGACCTCACTTCCTTCAACTAAGGGTATCCGTCGCAACGGGCCAGAGTTTCAGTCAATAGGTCTAGGTATCTAAATAATAACTCTTAAACGACATTTGACCTAGAAAGTTTCTCTTCTACTTGTTTTCTAAACGCAGGATCTGAAGCATAAAGAGGATCATTCATGGCTGCAACGACCTGAGCCATTGATTCAAACTTAGCTTTAGATCCTTTTCTGTTAGTCCTTCCACTGACTAGCTTTGGCTCCTTATTCCCTTCTGCCATATAACGAGCATGTAATCCAGCTACAGCAAGTTTTACCATGTCATAGTTTGGATTTTTAATTGCCATATCAAATGCAGCTTTCTCACTATCTGTTAAGACTCCAGCTGCCCAACTAATCATTTGTCCATAAGCAGCCTCTCCTCCATACATATCTTGTATCTCTTTAACTTGTCCCTGTTGTAATTCAGTATCTCTTTGAGCATTAAATTGAACACCCTGAAGATAAGCTTCAACCATGTCACGGCTGAAACCTGCTTCATTTAATTCGTTGTAATCCTCATCAGTAAGTTGGCCTGTTTCTTGCCATCTAGTATTCATTCCTTCGTAATCAATCTCAGCCTCTTCAAACTTGCTCCCTATGTAATCACCATAAATTTCTCTAGCACCTTGAGGAGTTTCTGTTTCTCCTTGTTCTGGCTGATCTTCAGTGATTCCAGAATCTTCAGAAGGTTGCTTTCCTAATTGCTTTTGGAGTTCGAGATAACCTTTCTCCAACTCCTCCTGCGATTTGTATTTACCAGCAAGCAGCCCAGATTCTTTTGGAGTTTCGGTTGATTGCTCTGGTGCAACAGCTGTTGTTGGTTCTTCTTTAATAGTGAGTGCTTCTGGCATGGTGGGTACTAGCGAATTGTGTAATGTTGATCGTTGTCCTGAGTTACACCAGGTTCAGCTTTAGCCTTGGGCTTAGCCTTGGGCTTGACCTCCTGTGGGGCCGCTTGGGATTCCTGGGTCGAGGACTGGTTGGGGGAGGGCGTTTGCTGTGTCTCCTCCTTCGGTGAATTGGGGGCCATAAGGTGCTCCTTCTTTAGTGTAATTGTCAGCTACTTTCGCAGCTGCTCCTGACTGCATTGCAGACAACATCATTTGCTGTTGCTGCATTTGCTCTTGATCAGCTTGAGCTTGGATTTGCTCTTGCTGTAATTGCTCTGGAGTCTTGACTAGATTAGTCGTATCAATGGAACCACTTGCAGCTAAACGCCTTAAAGCTTCTCCCATGTTTAGATACTGAGCCATGACCTCAGGGCCAAGAGCTTGGTTAGCGATAGAGATAAACTCAACAAGTTTGTTGCGATCATCTCCACGACCAATAGCTTCTAAACCTGTAACAGGTTTTGGATTAACTAATGGTTCGCCTGTTTGTTCGCTATTAGGAAAGTTAGGTAATTTCTTCTGTCTTTGCAAGATGTAGATAAGTCTATGCACTAGTGGCAGCTGTAATTCTTGCGTCAGTATTGAATACAATCCTCCTATAGATGCCTCCAACTCTTGGGCCATAAATCTAATCTCTTCTGCTGTGACTCTTTCTCCAGGTCTTTGAATCGCAGTGTTAAGTAAGAAAGCGAATTGTAATCTGCCTTCGATTCTTTCAATTGTTTGTTGAGCTATTCCTAGATCCTGAGCTTTCTGACTTTGAATAACGCTGACATCAGCCGCATTCCCCTGAATTATTGAACCATTTGCGGCATTAGCAATTGTTCTTGGTCTAGTAGTTCCGTTTGGATTAACTAAAAAGAGAATCTTTGCAGCGGCTGCACTACCTTCAAGAACACTTTGATATAACGACTCAAGAGAAAGTAAATCTCCATAAAACTGTTCAATAAATGAACGTCCATATTCTTCATCTGAGAGTCGATTAAATCTGAGACAAATCCAGGGACTACATCCTTCTGGACACATACCGTATGTATTTGGAACTTCTTCTCCTTTAGCTTCTTGATACCAAGTAGCAACTCCTTTATCAAACTTGACGCAGGTATAAACCTTAACTGTTTTCTTTACAGGGCCAGTAGTCTTATTATCTTCTAATTTATCTGCAAGAAATCCTTCAGGTAAAGCTTCTGGATAAACTTCTTCTTCAACAATAATCTCTGTGATCTTTCCCATCGGATCACGTTGCACACAATAGTTCTGAAGATGAATAACTCGTATTCCTTCTGGGTTTACATAAAGTAATACATTTCCAGAAACTAATAACTGCTTAAAAGCTTCATGGAGAGAAGCTCTAGCTGACATAGTTTCAAGCATTGTCATTACTGCTTGCTCAACTTTGACCAATGCAGTATCAAGTTCAGTCTTTATTTCTGGGCCAGCTTCTTCTACGTTCAGAGCAAGATTATCTATTTCTAATTTAAAGAAGGGAGTATTTGGTGGGAATAAACTTAAGCCAAGCTTATTAGCTAAATGTAATAGACCTCTAGCTCCTGTTGACTGATATGGAGTTTTTAAACGACCTTGATCTCCATGTACTTCATTTGTAAAAAGAGAAGGAATTGTTACCTTCGCTGAATCAATAGCTCTATCTTCATACGGATTGCGATTAGTTTTTAACTGTTCATACCGAGAGGCAACACTGCCTTTCTTTTCCTTAGAAGGAGCTTTGCCTGGTTGAGCATCAACATTAGTAGTGATGTTTAATTCCATAATTTAAACGATACCTAGACCTGTACCTTGAACATCTCTCTTCAGTCTATCTTTTCCAAATCCTAAAGCAGAACGATCACCTAAAGCAGAAGCTGCATATTCAGCAGTTCTAACTGGGCCTTTCCCTGGTCTAGCTTGAGCTGCTCTTTTTTGTTCTTCTGACTTTTTCTTCTGCCAATCAAACTGTGCTCCCCATTGTCGTTTACTTTCAGCAAACTGCTCTCTTGATAAAGCTAATGATTGTCGCTGGAGAGCAACGCTTTCTGCGCTACCACCTCCGCCGCCTCCGCCGCCTCCACACATAACAATTAATCCTCATTAAGCTTATTTTGTTCAGTGTAGACGGATTCAAGCATTCTTACCAATTCAACTTGGCCTAAGTATCTCCATATCTCTCTATCAGGAGTTTCAATAGAAGGACATTTATCTGGATAAATTTCTTTTAAACGACGGATGAGCATTTCATCTATCGGAGGCCAAAGCATTTCATCATCATTCATAACTATTTAGGATCTTTAGGAAATACCATGACACTTTCTACTTCAAAGTCTAGCAATTCCCATTCATCTGTATCAGCAGCGACTTCCCAGGCATTGTCCTTATTAGTTGCCATAACCACAGTTTGAAATCCTCCACAATATTCAGACGACATCCCCATAAAAGCACCAGGGATACGAATCACAAAAGCTCTTGGCCTTTTAATTTTAACGTCCGACTTTTTCTCTATCAGGCATCCAGGTTTCTTTTCCTCGACTTTGCGGGAGCGATGCAAGAGGAATCCCAAGTATCTTTGCGTCGAGAGCCCCTTCAATATCTCCCTTGTGCGCAGCCAATTCAAGATCCCAGAGTTCTGCTTCACGTTCTTTAATAGCTCTATTTTCATCTATAGCAAGAGACTCATTCCAGTATTCAATAGCACCAGCCAATGCGTCTAATCTGTCATCATGTTGTAAACAATTCTTATCGACAGTTAAGTGTGTCATCTGGTGAAACAGCTGATATGCCAAAGCTGTTTCTATCGGATCATCATCTCTAGGTTGTGAATCTTTTTCTACGACTGACCTATTAATTATTAATCTATGTTGATTTAAAACTGGTTCAAGAGCATTGATTATTCTTCTTTCCTTTTGCATATTGCTTCTTACTGGTTCAATAGTGCATGGGTAAATATTTCTCAAATAAGGCTGGAGCAAACTTTGCAACATTCCTTGTCCAAACTGGTCTTCAAGAAGAATCAGTTTTACTTTCTGTCGTTTTGCTGCTTGGGCTAGACCTTCTAAAACTGGCTCTGTATAACCTTCTCTAAAAGCACCGACCTCTAATACAAATAAATTTCCATTTAATTGAGCGACTATTGCATAAGCAGTTTCATCCATACCTCGACCTGAAGGGTCAACAAACATTACGCATCCTTGAAACTCAATCCAATCACCATGAATAAAAGCAGGTCGGTGGTAATAATCTCCACTAAAACCAACAGTCGGTAAATCATTAATTCTGTATTCAGCGCCAGAAGACCAGACCAATTTCTCTGGTGCATTCTGATCTACCTCCATCACAATCAAATCACTTAAACGAAGAGGGAATCTTTGTAGGTCAGAAAGAGTAGTATCAAGTTGAAACTGGAGGGTAAATTGTGATCGTCCGTAACTGGCTTCTCTCTCAACTAAATCCATCTCCGAAAAGCGATCAGGATCAGTCGGCATATTCTTTCTATCGACGCATCTATCCAGGATTACTGGAGCGAGAGCATCTCCATATTTATCGGG